CGCCTTTCACAGGCATAAGATTCATTGCACCCACTTTGCCGTAATTGTTCGGCAGAATATTAATAGCTGCCGTTAAAGACGCCATTGAAAAAGCGTCATTTTCCCAGGGATTTAAAATAGTCATTATGATTCCTCTCTTACAATAATTCCGTTTTGAGCGAGGTCTGCAAGCCAGGCTGTTTTTTGATCCTCAGTTGCGCCATCCGGCCAAACCAGATTTGATGTAACTATTATGGCCTCTCTTGCGATAATTACACCGGAGGTGTCTGCACTGGATGCATCATAATCAGCAATGGCAATACCTGCTGCATTCTGGGAACCATCAACGGCAGTTGCATCCACTTCAACGTATTTCCCAGACCCGGCGGTTATTTCGATAGTGAAAATATCACCCGTGTCAAAATCCTCTGCACCGTCCGCAAGGGTGAAATTGATATGGTCGTTGGAATAGGCCACAGCGACCGTTGCATCGGCCAGGGCGAAACCATCTGGATCTTTGACAGTAAATGTTCCTGCATCCTCTGTTTCTGCTGTGCAAGTCAGGGTATAGGTGCCGATTTTGGCTTTTGATCCGGCGGTTACGCTGCCACATGTGCCGTCGCCAGTGTTATCACCATCTGCGGTTCCGGTTGCCGGGCAGGTTAAGGAAACTTTCCCCACAACTTCACCAAGAGAAATGGTTTCGCCTGAAAGAAAGGTCACCTCATCCCGGGAATAACCCCGATCCTCTTCCCATACCAAAAAGTCTTTTAAATTATCGGGCTCGGTGAAAGTCGTCATTTTTTACACCTCCGCTCTTTTTTTGGCATCGGCCACAAGGGGGTTTTCCCTGCCGGTGCTCATGGGGTTAACGGTTGAAAAAATTTCCTGACTTGCTGCAGCATCAGCCTGGGTATCAAGGATCTTTTTTCCGGCTTCTTCCGGGGTAAGGGTAAGTAACTCGGCCATAAAAGCAGGATTCGAAACCTTGGCAATCTGGGCCTTTTCCATTATCTGTGCAATTCGTACTTGCTCTGCTGCTTTCGTTTCGGCTTCGCCCTCAAGCTTCCCGGCCGCCATAGCGTCAGCTTTTATTTTTTTAATGTCGGGGGTTCCACCCGCTGTTTCCGGCACATACCCGAGGTGCTTAAAAGCAGCTTCAACCTCTGAATCATCTTTACCGGAAACCAATGCCCTTAAATCTGTTTTAAGTCCCATGGTTGCTCCATATACATTTTTGTGTTTCGCCTGCAGATCTTTTATCAAACCTTCCAGGCTTCCAAGTTTATCCGCCATCCCGACCGAAATGGCTTTTTCTGCGATCATCATTCCACCTTGGCCGAAATCGCTTTTTACTTTTTCAATATCCAGGCCCCGGTATTCTGCAACTTTCGCAATGAATACCGATTCCAGATCGTTTGCCCGTTGCTGGATTTCCAATTTCCCGGCATCTGATGCAGGGTCAATCCGTTTTTTCGGCGCGTTTGCTGATACAATTTCGATTGTTTTTGTATCTGTTGCGCGATACCCGAACACAACACCAAGAGATCCGAGTTCTGCGGTCTTATCAACTATGATCTCATCGCAGGCCGACGCCCACCATAAGCCACCGGAAGCGCATTGACCTCCAACATATGCAATCACAGGCTTTTTTGAGGACCGGATCATTTCCGCGCACTCATGGATAGCCCTGGCATCGCCGCCAGGCGTATCAAAATCAAGAATCACTGCCTTTATTTCCGGATTCTCCTGGGCTGCTGTGAAATCCCGGGCAACATCTTCTGTAGCCGTGCCGCCCCTGAGCCAATTCAGCCATGAGTCAAAACGTGATATAACTCCGTGAATTGGCAGAATGGCAATATTGCCGCGTTTACTGACGGACCATGTGCCTTTCAAACGGTCTGAGTATCTGGCTTCTAATGACTCGGGATTTAATATTCCCTCTAACTCGATGGAAGATATCAGCATGGGGCGATCAAAAAGGCTATTCATCAGTCTCCTTTATTTCTTGATAAATCCCGGTTTTTGTCGTCTTTCGAGGATCTGAATCAAAAACAAAACCGAGTTCATCGATTTTAATGTGTTCGGATACAAGCTGATCAAAGAAGGAATCAACATCCAAGCCCCTTTCGGTTAGCAGCATGTCATAATTCTTTGCGCCGATCCTCATTTCAATCAGTTCACCCATAATATCTTTATATGGGTCGATCCACGGCCAGGGTTGCGCCTGCCAAGTTACGCCGCGATAATACCGGCGTTTGTTTTTGACAAAATCGGGTATTGAAAGTTTGCCCGCAAGCACGGCAGAATTAAGCCATCGCTGCACAATCGGTCGGCAAAATTGAAAAATAATAGTTTTGTTTTGCTCTTGTTGAATCGCCCTGCGGAATTCAAGGAGACCTGCCCGGATGGATGAATAATTAACTTCGGATAGATCACCGGTTAACTGGTCGTATGTTATTCCCCATCCCCTCGCCAGATCCATTAACTGTTGTTTCATCCAGGAATTGTACGATCCTGAAACGTCACGCGGTTCTGAGAACTCGACATCTTGGCCGGGCTTCAAAATAGGGAAGGTGCCTGGCTCAAGACCGACAACGTTATCAGGAAAACCGGTTGTGTCCCCAATCATATCCATGGGGTCACTTTCCATATCCATCATTTTGATGAATCCGCCGAATAATGCCGTTGTTTTTCTACGGACAAGTTCGGCATCAACACATTGGTCAATCTCATGCAATTTCACAAGGATTGTAGATGATGCCGGAAGACCACGTTGTTGTCCCGGTCTTGTCGGGTCAAAAACATGCATAATCTCTGATACAGGAACCCTTATTCTTATCCCGTCATTATCCATGTCCATTTCGCCCGGGTGGTTTTTGTGCATGTGATACGCGACACGCTTCCCGGCTTTGTTATACTCGATACCCATGCGGATTCTGTTTCCGTTAGGGAGTGTTGTAGTATACGCAATGTCAAGATGGTCAGCTTCTAAAAGCTGTACCTGCAAAGGCACTGCCAGATCAGCATAACGATTCCGAGGTTTGAACATGGCCAAACATTCGCCATCGGAAAAAACAGCGTTCGAAACCATGGTTTGCTGGCCATAGAAGTCGGTGTTGCCGTCCCAGTCCATTTCCGGGATTGAGTCTTCCCATAATTGTTGAACTTCTTTTTTTAGATCCGGATTTTCTTTAAAATTGAACCTGGGACGAATACCGGTACCAACCATGTTTGACGTTTTGGTTACCTGTGCCCCTTTGGCAAGGGGATTGTTCCGTATTGCCTGACGGGATCTGCCGCGCAATGTTGTCAAACTGTTTCCAATGGCCGTATTCGCTCCAATATTAGAGGAAACAAAATTTGACATGCGAGGAGATTTGCTTACACCATCATGGATATTTTCCAAGACATAGGGCGATCCTTGCGAATTTAATATTTTTGATATTTTTCGCATCAAAGCCCCTTACGCGATACTATTTTTACAAAACTTCTTGAGGCAGAAAGGCTTTTCTGAATCTCAGCGCGACGATTTAGTAGATTTGAATGGCTGATTGCAGCATACTGGACACTCTCACCATTACTGAAAGAAATGCGCTCAACACGTTTGCCGTCTTCAAGATCCGCTATTGCCTGATTTACTCTGTCTAAATCGGCTTGTGTCGCCATATATTGGTCCCCGTGAAAAAAATTTTCATTTTAAATTTATGTAAACTTTAACACGGGTTTTTAAGCTGCAACGCTGTTTATCTCATATTTGTATCAAATTTACCTTAAATTTACCTTAAATTTGACCAATATTTTTATTGACATGCCTGTTTTACAACACCGTCAACCTGGCGCGTGTAATCTATCAAAAAAGATTCTAAGTTATTAACATGGGCAACACTCATGCCATTCTTACTTTGCACAGGCAAGCCATCAGCAATAAGTTTTTTTAGGACATATTTTGAAACGCCTAAATAATCCATAATTGTCTGTGTACCATGCAAAAAACCGGTTTCTTTTTTCACTATCATGAATCCATCCATTTGCTTTTTATAACCATTTGTTTTTTCGATTCGATTTCCATCCCGGAAGCCTGCCGCTCTAATCTCAATTTCAATTTCCCAAGATTTGGATTCAAAAATTCATAAGCACCCAAAGCGTAACACCGGCAATCACACTGTTCATTCGGTCCTTTTTTGACCCATTCATAACCAACAAGCACGCCGGATCTCCTCTTTTCCCTTTTTTCTTCATTGGTGAGTTGTTTAAAATGCTTGTCAGTATAGTGCCCAGGGAAATGACAAAAACCAGGGCCCGGCTCTTCAATGCGCAATCGATTGAACACGACTGTCTTAGCATCGTCAACATTAACGGTCCTCAGAATTGCTCTATTATTTTTCTCGCCCTGCCATGTGCCTTTATTGGATAACATCCCTGTGTTTACGCCTTTTGTGGCATATATATTCCGACGACGACGCGGGGCGGTGAATTTATACACCTCATGAGGAAGATACCCTGAATCGATGAACGCACATGAAACATTCAGAACAACACCGTCTTCCCGGGTGAACTGCCTGGACAATTCGGCATCAACATGGTCCCATATTTCTTGACGCTCTGCATCTCCTGGAACAACAACATAGTCCAAAGACCAGGTTTCCCCTTCCAATCCCCAGCCAACAAATTCCATCTCAATTCTTGAATTTGCGCCACCTTGGACATCTGCGCCAACAGTAATACATAGAACGTCATTGGGGATTTTGCCATTAACCAAGTAATCTTCACTACGCTGCCCAATGGCCGTATGATTGATTGTCTCGCCCGAATCCTGGAAGGTTTCGCCCAGCAAAGTATTAATAATGGTTTTCAGGGTAATAATATTCCCTGATTTAGCATCCCGGTTAGCAGCTATCCACCTATCAACAATATATGACCATGGCCGCAAATAAGAATATCCGGCCCATATTCTGGCACCTATACGCCGTGGCTTATGAACTGGATTATCGTCAGGATCATAAAACCGATCTCCTTGGTCAGAATAGTAATATCCATCCAGGGTCTGCCAGCGACCGTCAGCATCCATGCCCGGGTAATCCCGATAATGTATTTCACAACCTTTTTTACAGATATATCGAACGGTATCTGGGTTATTGTCATCCCATTTCAAACTTGAGAATTCTAATCGTTGCATGGTGCCACAGTAAGGACAGGGAACATATCGGTATAAAACCATATCTGAATTGTCAACTGCAGCCTCAATAAGGCTCGCCCCTTTAGTTTTTGGGGTACTCCCTCTGATTGATTTCGGAAAAGGGGCCTGGTCAAGGCGGCCATCGCCTAATTCAAAACATGAGCCTTCTCCGTCAATATCCCTATCGAAGCCGTCCGTCTCATCATAAACAGCTACATCCTTTGTCATTCTACGGTAATTGCGGGCAGATTTACCCCCCTTGATATCCAGGGTGGCACCGTTAAATACCTTTTTATCCACAGTATTGAACTTTGACTTTGCACCAACTGGACATTTTAATTTTGCGCCTATAACCGGCACGTCCCTGAGCATTGTTTCTACCTCATCAGTCACAAAATCCTTTGCATCGCCGTCAGTAGGTTGCCAAATCGCCACATTACGGCTTTTTTGCTCTATCTGACAACCTACAGCGGCAAGCAGGCATTTTGTGTAACCAACCCGACGGCTTTTCATCCAATTAACTTCTTCGATGTCGTCGGAAGTCATCCAGTTTAATATGGCGATCTGGTATGGATAACATTTCCACCGACCTTCGGTACCTGACGACTCAGGAGACAGATAAAAATATTCATCAGCCCACTCGGCACCGAGCATTGGGATCTGTACAGAGTATTGTATACACCCCATACGTAAAGCGGTTTGAACCCGTTTAACGACTTCAACTATCAAGGTCGAATTCCATCCCAGCAATGATGTTCCGACATTCTGCAACAGATTTTTTTACTAATGTAATCTGATCACCTGATAACTCTGGGAAATTTCGCTTCATGATCAACGGCAAACTCTCAAATATTGGAATGATCTGATTTGCCGCCTTTTGTAAAGCATCAGTGAGCAAGGAAACAGGCGCGACTTTATTTTCTTCCATGTCGTTTATGCGTTTTTTTTCCCGGTATTTCTCATATTCCAGCAACTTTGCATAGTCGTCGCTGTCTGAATCGGATCCAGGGGCGTTAAAGTCTGATGAATTAATCTGGCCCGAACCTAAGCCGCGAAGGTACCGGATATATGCAAATCGGCAAGACTCAAGATCACAACCTTTTCGGCCTTTTGTCGGTGGAAGTCTCCCATCTTTGATGAGTTTCTGCACATGACGCAGAGACAAGTCTAAATGTTCTGCAACTTCTTTCTGTGTGGCCATAATTTAAAAAATTCCGTTTACGTTATAAATAAATTACATTTTTGTAATTAGAGAGAGTCTGCACCTTTGTGACC